CTGCACCAACTGTAACAGCAACAGCCAATAAAACTGATATTTTTGCATTTAGATACAATGGCTCAGTTTGGCAGGAAATTGGTAGAGTCCAAAACCTAGCACAAACCTAATATGGAAACGCTACAGAGAACAGCTAATCGAGGTAGTGTATCTACAGGAGTTTATGAGATTGACAACTCTTTGGCAGTTGAAGCTACTGATAGTGATTCTATGCAAAAATCATTTAGTTCAGCAGGAAATAGAAAAACTTGGACTTTAAGTTTTTGGTTTAAAAGAACTGAACTTGGTGCTTCTATGAGACTTTTTGAAGCATGGGACGGTAGTAGTGTAGGGACTTCAGGTTTATTTACTGCTGATGACCAATTTATCCTTGACCTTAATTCAGGTTCTAACTATTTTACTTCAACTCAAGTTTTTCGTGACTGTTCGGCTTGGTATCACTTTGTAATTAGAGTTGATACAACATCAGGAACAGATTCAGAAAGAGCAAGAGTATATGTTAATGGAGAAGAATTAGCAGGTTCTTGGACAGGTGGCTATATTGGACAAAATACAGACCTAACTTGGAATCTAAATGCAACACATTATTTTGGAGTATTTCATCAAAGCAGTGGCTTTGTTTCAGGTTATTATGCTGAAATAACTAATGTGGATGGAACTTCACTTGCTCCAACAGAATTTGGAGAAACAGATAGTGCTACTGGTATTTGGATTCCTGTAGATGTAAGTCCTACTTATGGAACAAATGGCTTTAGGTTAGAATTCAAAAGTTCAGGAAGTTTAGGAACAGATACAAGTGGAAATAGCCATACTTTTATTTTAGGCAGTATAGCAGCAGCAAACCAAGCAACCGATACACCTACTAACAATTTTTGCATTTACAGCCCTTTATGGATATACGCATCTAATTTAACTATTTCAGAAGGTGGCCAAAAAACATTTGCTAATGCAGGTGCATGGCAAGGTGCTAAAGGTTCTGTAGGATTGCAAAATGGCAGATGGTATTGGGAAGTTAAAATACCAAGTGCAAGCAACGCTGGCTTTACAGGCATACAAACGGCTTGTGAAAGCAACATAGGTTCTGGTAATGCACAATCCAACAACTCGACTTATTGCAGAAAAGGAGATGGTGGCGATATTTTTTACTATGGTGGAAGTGAAAGCACTTCTTCTCATGGTGGTGGCAATATGTCTGATGATAATATCATTGGAGTATTCTTAGATTTAGAAAGCAGTACCAAAACATTAAGATGGTTTAAAAATGGTAGTTCATATGGAAGCACAATTGATTTAGCAAATCAGTCAACTAGCTTTACCACAAGAGAGGTTTTTCCATTTTATGCCAATATAACAAGTGGCAATGGTGCTTATTTTAATTTTGGTGGCTATAGTTCTTTTGCAATATCTTCAGGAAATGCAGATTCCTCTGGATATGGAAATTTTGAGTATTCTCCAAATGACGGAACTTACGATTACTATTCTATCTGCACAAAAAATTTAGCGGAGCACGGATAATATGTCTTATACCACAGTAGATGACAGTTCAGCATTTTTCCATGTACAAACATATGCAGGCTCAGGTGCAAACCAAGATGTCGTAAATGATGCACATTCAGGTGATTTTAAACCTGATTTGCTTGTAGTAAAAAATAGAAGCAACGGAAGTTATGGTTCAAATTGGTACGATTCTAATAGAGGTGTAAAAAAATATTTTTATACAGACCAAGCCTATGGAGATGATCAAGAACAAAACAATGTACAAGGAAATTCCTCAGTCCAATTATTTAACACCAATGGTTTTAGAGGTGGCTCATTAACAAATGTTTTTGAAGTTAATTGGATAAATGGCATAGGTAGCAACTATGTAGCATGGCAATGGCAAATTAATGGTGGCACGACTACCTCAGTTTCAGCATCAGGAACAGGTAATGGCTGTGTCAATGCTTGTGAACATCAAGCCAACACAACAGCTGGGGTTAGCATTATTACTTATACTGGTAGAGATGATCAATTAAATAATGGTCAACACTCTCTTTTAAAACATGGTTTAGGAGTAGCACCTGATTTTATTATCATAAAAAGAAGGGATGCTGATGCTAATTGGCGTGTTATGGGCAAAGAAGTCACAAGTGCAAGTGCTTATAGCAATAACGAATATTTAGAATTAAACACTACAGCTGGAATAAATGGTAATAGTTATACTGGCTCTATTGCACCAACATCAACTGACATATATTTAGGCAATGAATTGGTTAATGTTGCAAGTGGTACATATGTAGCTTACGCTTTTTCAGAAACCCAAGGTTTTAGTAAGTTTGGTTCTTACATAGGCTCTGGAAATAGATCACAAGCACCATTTATCTATACAGGATTTCAGCCAGCTTTTATTATGGTTAAAGATACTGTATCAGCACATGGTTGGTCAGTTTTTGATAATAGAAGAATTATAGCTAATGGTGATATGCACTATTTAGCAATGAATAAAACAGACGCTGAATCTGGCACAGGCTTTAGTCATGTAGATCCAGTAGATTTCATGTCTAATGGCTTTAGGGTTATGAATGCTGATGCTTGGATGAATACAGTTAACAGGAAATATATTTATATGGCATTCGCTCAGCATCCATTTGTGTCATCAACTGGTATTCCAACAACAGCAAGATAGGAGTATAATTTTAATATGTGGGCATTAGTAGAAAACAATCAAGTAACTCAGGTTTATAACAGACCTAAGGCAATAACCATTGGGGATGTAAATTATCCGCAAAATGTTATGTCTTCATGGTCTAGCGATGAACTTGAAGCAATAGGTATTTATGAAGTGGTTGTTGATGACAGCAACTTTAAAAATCCTTCTTATTACATTAACACCAATCAATCTTTTAATTTCGCTAACGATACAGTTACAGCATCTTATGGTGCAGCGACAGAAAGAGCATTAGATGATACAACTGATCCTAATACTGGGATTGTTACTCATGGTCTTAAATACAGTCACAAAGAAGTTATTAAAATTCAGGCTTATGGTTTATTAGAGCCTAACGACTGGTATGTGGTTAGAAATCAAGAAGTTGGTACAGACATACCTGCTGATTGGACTACTTTTAGAACGAATGTTAGATCTACAGCCGCAGATATGCAAAGCAAAATTGATGCTTGTACAACAGTTGATGAGTTAGAAGCCTTGTATCAATACAACGATGCAACTCCACCTGTTAGACCATTGGGAGAATGGCCAACACCACCATCTAGTTAATGACTAATAAGGCGAGGTCTTATACAATAAGGCTATGGCATTATTTCCAATAACACCCCCAGCAGGAATCGTAACCAACGGCACAGACTACGCCAATAAAGGGCGTTGGGTTGATGGTGATTTAGTTCGTTTTGAAAACGGATATTTAAAACCTATAGGCGGTTGGGAAAAACTAAGAGGCACAGCATTAACAGGAGCTATCATAGGTCTTTATGGTTATAAAGATAATGCTGGTGGAAACATTCTTGCAGTTGGCACAAGACAAAAAGTTTATGTTTTATACAACAACACCTGGACTGATATAACACCAACGGGTTTTGTTAATGATGCTAGTGATGATCCATTGGGCTATGGTGCATATCAATATGGAATGGAAGATTATGGTGATGCTAGAAGTCAATCAGGTTTAGTTCTACAAGCTGGTTATTTTTCTTTTGACAACTGGGGTGAAGATTTAGTCTTTACTTTTTCTAAAGATGGAAAGATCTACAAATGGCGACCAAACTCAGGTGGTACAGCCGATACCATAGCAACAGTTGTAACCAATGCACCTACAGGCAACTTATCAACACTTGTAACCAATGAAAGACATTTGGTGGCTATAGGTTCAGCAAGTGATCCAAGAAAGGTTGCATGGTCAAACAGAGAAGATCGTAACAACTGGACATCTAAGGCTACAAACACAGCAGGAGATTTGCAAATACCTACAGGCGGTAGAGCCTTGTTTGGTGTTAAATACAGATCCGATGTGATTATTTTTAGTGATACTGGTATTAACAGAATGTTCTATGCTGGATCACCCTTTGTCTATGGTATAGCCGATGCAGGTACTAACTGTAAATCAATCAGCTCCAGAACAGTTGTATCAACAGGCAACTTCCTTGCATGGATGGGTGAAAATGCTTTTTATATTTACGATGGTAATGTAAGAGAATTACCTTGTGAAGTACATGATTATGTCTTTGATAACATTAATGTAGCAGGCAGGGGTGCTTGTTGGGGTGGACACAACTCTAACTTTAATGAGATATGGTGGGGATTCCCAAGCGGTGACTCACAATACACTTCTAACAAATATGTAATATGGAACTACAACACTAATGTTTGGTCTATTGGTTCTATGGACAGAGGTTTTTGGATTGACCAAGGTGCATTTACTTATCCGATAGCTGGTGACTCTCAAGGTTTTGTTTATGAACATGAATCAACCACATTAGATAATTCACCTAATCTAAACTCACAAGTACCATTTTGTGAAACAGGCCCAATACAAATAGGCAATGGTGATAACTATGTGCAATGCAATCAAATTATCCCAGACGAAGAGGCTAACTCTTTACCTGGTGTTACCCTTAGTTTCAAAGGTAGATTTACTCCATTAGGCCCTGAAACGGACTTTGGATCATTTACTTTTGAAAGTGATGGTTATACCGATGCAAGGTTTACAGCAAGACAAGTACAAATGACAGTTACAGGTAGTACCAATCAAGACTTTCAAGTTGGTAATATACGCTTAGATGTACGCAACAGAGGTAGAAGATAATGGATCTATCCTCACAAAGACAGTACATACAACGAGCAATCAATGTTAAATATTCTTTTGCAGCTACCACACAGCAAACTATCTATACAGCACCTAGCGGTGGTGATTTCGATTTTGTTATTGTTAAAAGTTTTTTGGCTTGTGACCATGGTAATCAACAAACTAATTTAGATGTATCAATTACCGATACCAGCTCTAATGAGTTTTTTATTTATAAACAAAAAAACATTACAGCATACGCAACCGAAGAATTAGTAACAAATGCAGGAATTATTATCCAACAAGGTGAAATAATAAAAGCACAAGTCAACCATGCAAACATTGATTTGGTTTTAAGTATTATTGAATATGGAAAAGGCGACTAATAAAGTCATACCCATTAAAAAACAACCCGAAGAATGGGAAGTTCAATGGAAACGCTGTAAACCATATATAGCAAAAGCCATCAAACATCAAGATTCCTATACAATAGACGATATAGAGGATAAAATAAGACATGGAATATTCCATTTATGGCCCGCTAAGAAGTCGGCTATGATAACTGAATTTGTAGTATTCCCTCAAAATACAGCAATGAACTTGCTATTTTGTGGTGGTGATTACAAAGAGTTAGAGGATATGTTGCCATCTTTAGAGGCATTTGCAAAAGCTGCTGGCTGTAAAAGATTATATGGCGGTGGCAGAAAAGGATGGTTAAGAAAATTAAAACATTTAGGTTTTAAATCAGAAAATTTAATTAGTAAAGAATTATGAGTAAAGGCAAACAAACACAATCAGTCAGTTTACCAGCATACCAAGAAGCACAAGCAAAAGAGCTATTTCAAGCTGGTAAATCATTAGCTGGTACACCATTCGTTCCATACACAGGCCCTAGAGTTGCTGGCTTTAACCCAGATCAACTGAGACAATTTCAAGCCACTCGTGGTTTATTTGAAACTGGTATGGAGTATGACCCTTTAACTGGCATACAAGAATTAGCACAAAAGGAAGCACCACAAATAGGTCAAGTTGGCTCATTATTAGGATCTGACATAGGTGCATATCAATCACCTTACACTCAACAAGTGATCGATCAGTCCATGGCTGACATACAAAGACAAGCTGATATAGCTAGAGGTCAAGCACAATCCCGGGCAATC